TACCAATTTCTATCCATACCAAACATACAGAATGCAATAACTCTGTGACGCATGGTATTATTAGTTAATGGAGTAACTTCAATATTAAATGTTTTTGTAGCAGGTCTATAAGCAAAGTTATAAGTACAAATATTAGTAGTTGTTGCTGTATGACCATACTCAGTATGATCTGTGGATGGTGATTGATCTTGGGATGGTGATTGTGGATTAGAAGTTCCATTCCAATCGTGATCCATAAGAACTAACATCTTAGTAAGTCTTCTTTTTGTTACTGCGTCTGGAATAGCACTAGTTCCTGTTGTATCTCCAACATCAGTTTGAATAATAACATCAGCAGAACCAATAATAACATTTGTACCTATATTAGTTCCTTGGTATAAAGGAAAGGACATCAATACTTGATTTGCTGTTGTAGTTCCTGTAGTTACTTCGCTAGTTATAATTCTAGATACTGTAGAAATCTGTGGTGTATATAGAATTGGGTTATTATTATATACAAGATTACCACTTCCAGTTTCATCATTAATAACTTGTGCTAGTTGTTCTGATGTTGTAGACGCAAATTGTCCAAGCCCTTGGTTTCTATAAGCATAAACACCTTCTGATAATGCTTTTACTGAACCCTTTAGATTACCTCTATCGTGTGTTTGTTGATTAATATCAATCGGTCTTCGTCCGGGCATTTTGTTCCTTTCGCCATGCAGCATCAAACTCAGGATCACTAAGTCGTTTAGCTGCGATCCATTCTCTAACTGTTTCTGGATTCTTATCACTAAGAACATCTCTAGCTAAAGCAGCTTCTTTTTTCTTATTGCTAGGAATCCAACCGATTGCTAATCTAATAGCTTGACCAATACCAGTTTGCCATAGTACAATAACTAAAGCAATACCAATAATAGATATAAATCCATATTGTAATAGTGTAGCCCACCAAGGAGTTATATCCTTAACATTACCAATTACACTTGCTATATCAGATGTTTCATCTAGAATAATCTGAGCATGTTTATGTGCAACGGTAATATCTTGAGTGTCTAGAATCTTAATTGCGTTTTCCTGAACTATATGATTACTAGTAGAAATCTCATTTACAGAGGAGCAACCACATAGCAATAATATACTTAGGAATCTTTTCATAGCATTTGTCTTTCTAATACTTCTATACGATGTCTTAATTCTTTTAATTCACCGTACATTGTAATAATACTTTTACCTTGTTCAATATCAGTTTTAACAAGGTCTTTAGCAATATCTTTTAGTACCAACAATTCGTCCATGCTACGATCAATCATAGCATCTCTTTTTCCTATTTTTAAAATAACTGTAACTACTCCTATTGTAAGGATAGCTAATTGTAACATTGCAACATAAAGAGACAATTGGTTATCGTTCATTAGTGTATTCCTATTTTAAAGTACTCTAAAAATAAATACTAGGCCAGCTGAAGTAGAAGTAGTCCAACCATTACTATATAAATAACCTGCACTATTTTGACTGGTAGTAAGCCAAGCAGGATTATTGCCAGAAAACCAATAATAAGTCCATTGAGCGAATTTTTGAGTACCATTAATAGGGTCATTATTTATAAAACCAATTGTTATATTATTATAGTTGCTTTGTGTAGTTGGTGTTACAAAAAATACTAATGCTCTTTGACTTCCATTACTTGTTACTGTTATACCTTTATTAGCAGTTCCTCCTCCTTTATATGAAGCGGAATAAAGCTGTCCTACTGGACAATTTGATAAGCTTATTTCATAAGTACCACCGCTTGTTGGTGAGTTTGTTGTGTGATGCGCTGCGTCATATATACCAAGATTTTTTCTTGCAGCGTCAAGTGTATCAGCACCAGTACCACCTTCTGTGATTGGAAGAGCTGTTGTTAGTAATAAAGATGCTGCTGATAATGCACCAGCAACACTCATTTTACTAAGAATATCTACTGTTGAGTTTGCTGTATCGCTTTTACCGATATTTATATCAGGACAAGCTGCACCAATATTAATTTGTGTTGTTGGACTAGCAAGTAGATTAAAAGTAGTAGCTGTACTATTTAAAGCACCACCATTTGCATTAATAGTACCACCAGTAGTAATATTGCCAGTACTAGTAGTAGAAATGCTGGCAGCTGTTACTGAACCTGTAGTACTAATACCAGTATCATCAACCTTAAATCTTTCGGTTAATGTCATATCAGTACCAGCAGTTACGCTAGGAGCATTACGATATATTAGTGATTTGCTTTCAAATGAAAGTTGACCTGCTGTATCTGTTGCTAAAGTTTTAACTTGTGTTGTATTATTTGTTGCTGTTCTATAATCTAAGTTATAACCAATAGTTCCTGTTCCACCAGTACCATGACCAACAGTAATTAGGTATGGTAAAATAACTTGTTTTTCGTTTGTATTAGTACCACCATCAGTAATATCAATTGATCCTCTTGTATTACTTGATCCAATTGATAAAGTTGTTGTTTTTGTGTTACCACCAACAGTTAAACCATTTGTAATAGAACCAGATCCATCGGTTAAACCATTAGTTACTGATAGAGTTGAGCTAAATGTAGTAGCATTACTGAATGTATTATAACCACCCCAAACTTGAGGTGCGCTGCTAGTACCACCACTAAGAATAGCAGAACTACCTGTTACTGTACAATCAAGAACACCAGTACTTCCGTTAAATGATAATCCTGTTCCTAATTGAATTTCTTGAATATCTCCAGCATTAGCGTCTTTTCTACCAAGCAATCTATTTGTAGCAATATTTTGCATTTTAGCAAATGTTACTGCGTCTGTTGCTATAGTTGGACTTGGGTAATTACCAGAAAGATCGCCGCTGGCTGGTCCTGCTGGTTCTGCTCTAAGAACCTGTAGTGGGCTTGCTGATGTACCAGCACCAGCTAGGGTAGTTATTGCAACACCACCCAATGAGGTAGTAGTTGTAGTTACTGAACTTAGTTTACCGTTTGCTGTGGTTTGTGCTGTATTTGCTAATGAGACAGCATTGTTTGCTGTTGTTTGTGCTGTAGTAACATTTGCATTAGTTGTTGCAAGATCTGCTGTACTTGCTGCACCAACATCTGCTGCTGTTAATACAACATCTCCCAATCGGCCAGCCCAATCACTTGGGTTTGTTGTTCCTCTTACACTAGATACTAGTGGATTTTGAAGAGTTATATTACCGCTATTATCGCTTGTTAAGACTTTATTAGCACCAATAGAACCAAGACCAGAACCCTTTAGAGTACCCTTAATTGTAATGCTATCACCAGCTGCATCGCCAAGATCAATATTTCCATTCATTACTACCGCATTATTAAATGTTGTAGTTGTCCCGGTAAATGTTTTATTACCAGCAATACTTTGATTACTAGTTAAATCTACTGCACCAAGAGAACTAGTAGTAATATTAAAGTTTCCATTTACATCTGGTGTACTTGAATTAATTGTTTTTACTACTAGTGGAAGATCGCTCCAACCAATAGTTCCTTCGTTTCCTGTTGTATTTAAAGTGCATGTTAAATACTTACCTAATCCAGCACCAGTTGGTAGTCTTAGTGTTGAATTAATAATTAGTTTATCCGATAAAGCATCACCTAATGTAGTATTTCCTGTTACACTTATATTATTATTAAATGTCTGAGCAGCTGTAAATGTGTTTGCTGCATTTACGGCAGCACCACTTAGGCTAGCTAGAGATAGGGTTACATTGCCGCTTACTGGTGCTACTCCGTTTACACTAGAAACAATAGTTTTATCCTGCCATGAAGCAGTACCATCAGCATTAGTGCATGATAGAATTCTACCAACAGCTGCGTTTAAAGAAATTTTTGGTGTAGAAGTAATTGTTAAAATGTCTGTACTAGCATTACCTATTGTTACATCATTCGTAAAGTTAGCAGTACCATCAAATTGCTTATTTCCAGTTATAGTTTGAGTTTCTGATAAAGTAACTGGAGTAACAAAAGAATTTCCAGCGGCATTATAAAGGTTATCTGTTCTAATCTTTACTGCACCAGTTAATCCGTTTACTGAAGATACTGGTGATGTTGGTGCTGGTCGCCATTCTGCGGTTCCATCAGTTGCATTTGTACATGTTAACACATAATCAAGTGCTTTGTTTGGAGTAATTTTTACAGTACCACTAAGAATTAAGCTATCTGCTGAAGTATCACCTAGTGTTACACCAGCGTTTGTTTTAAAGCCACCATTAGCTTCAACAAGACCATCAAAAAATACATCGCCATTTCCCTTAATATATGAAGTAAGAGCACCTGATGAGCTATATCCTTCAAATATATTTGAGGTTGATGTTGATCTTTGTGTTTTTAATAAACCACTAGAAGATAGTTCAATACCCTTTTTACCGCTTGCTCCTACAGATGGAGTTGTATCATCACTTATAGTTTGATTAACTTTAAATGTTTTTGTTCCAGTAATATTCTGTGCACTACTTGTATCTACTGCATTCTGAACAGAATTATTTTGTCCGGGAGTTGCTGTATAATCTGTATTGGATGAGGTTACTGCTCCAGTTCTTGTATTAAAACTGTTTACTGAAGTAGACCCTGCTGTATACCCGTCAACAGAAACAACACCAGTTGTTGGGTTAATTGTCAAACCAGAACCAATTTTAATACCGCCTAAGACAGTTGAGGTTGCAATTGGAGTTGTACCAAAATCTGGATTGATTCTTAGTTTATTATCAACAATCTGCAAACCACCATTAAGATCTATTTTTACAGTTCCGTATTGTGAGGTAGATGCTTGTGGTAGTTGGTTATTAATATCACTATAATAAGTAGAAACTGCTGGAATATACTGACCAATTGTACTTGGTGTAATAAAGCCAGTTGTATCTGGTGTTTGCCAAATAGCGTTACCAGAACTTGTTGACATCAATACCAAGCCATTTGTTGGTACTACCCCGTTTGGTGTATATTTTAATTGACCAGTTACTTGAATAAGATCAGAGGTATCAGAGCCAAGAGTTACATTTCCAGTAAATGTTTTATCACCAGTAATTGTACTGTTAGTATCGGAAGCTACTGCATTAATTCTAGCTGCTGTAATTTCAACATTGGATGTACTATAATTAGTACCGCCCATAGTAATGGATGTAATTCCGGTTGCTGCTGGTGTTTGCCAACTTGCGTTTCCAGATCCATCTGCTGTTAGTATTTTTCCGCTTAGATTGGAACCAACACTATATTTAAATTGCCCACCATTTATAACTAAACCATTAGTAAATGTTTTAATACCAGAAATATTTTCATTTGTATTATTACTAACTGCTCCAATATCAGAAGATGTTATTGTAATTGTTTTAGGATTATTATATACGGTTGATCCTAAAGTAATACTTTCCATTCCTGTTGGTGGTAAAGCACTCCATACAACTTCACCAGTTGATGTTGATGTTAAAACTTTACCTGCCTGTTCTGTTGAAGTAACACCTGGAAGGTACTTTAATGTACCTTGTACAGTAATATTATCTGTTGTATTATCACCTAGTGTTAAATTATTTGTAAAAGAAATTGGTCCAGCTATTGTTTGTAGGCTTGTTAGTGTAGTAGATAACGCTGAAACATCACTTGCGGTTAGTGTTATAGTATTTCCAGTTTTACCATTAACTTGTTTTACATAAGATAATACAGAGTTTGGATCAATAAAACTAAGAGTGCCGCCAGCCTGAGCCATTAGCATATGGCCGGGAGTTGGGTTTGTATCTCCGGGTCTAACTTTAAATGTTCCTTGAATTTCTACATTGTCTTGAATTGAATCTCCAAGTTCAACACTTTGTGTAAAAATAACATTTCCAGTTACAGTACCACCAGAAGTTGATAAAGCACCAATAGAATCTGGGCTAATAACCACTGTTCCGGTTGATGGAGTTGCACTAGAACTTCCAAGTTTAACAGCATTTACAACACTACTCCAACCAAAAGTACCATTGCTATCGCTAGATACTATTGCTTTTCCGGCTGCTGGAGACTGTGTAAATTTTACAGTTCCATCTAGTGTTGTTGTGCTTGCAGAGCCAAATGTTTTATTGCCAGTAATTGTTTGGTTGTTTGTTGTTTGTACAATGGTTGATGGAATAGAACCCCAAGGATTATTTTCTTGCCACTCAACACCACCATATCCATCTCCATTATAAGATAAAATATATTGTTTTCCTTGAATTGAAGCTGGAACACCATAATTAACCTTTAAAGAATTACTAAATACTGCACTACTTAGTGTTTTAATACCAGTTATTGTTTGATTTTGTGATAAAGTTACTGCCCAAGGAGAAGTTGTGGAATTAATTTTATCATATGTAATTTCACCGCTATTTATTTTATCATTGGTTACTGAGTTTGTTGCCAATTTGGTATTGGTTACAGCACCAGTTTGAATAGCATTTGTATAAATAGTATTGTCTGCAACATCAGCTACAACATCACCATTTAATAACATCTGATAATAAACACGATCCAATACCTCTTGTACTAAGTATAGTAATTGAGTTGTTTCTAAGTTTAATTGATTAGATGTAAGTTTTGTTCCTGTACTCCAAATAACAAGAGGTGTATTACTAATTGTTTTTCTTCTAATAACAACTGTATCTCCAGCAGTAACAGCTGGAACATTAATAATATAATTAGGATCTGAAGTAACATAGTCATACTGTGTTACAGAAAGATCTTCTATACTAAGTGTTTTAGTTGTTTCGTTATATGTAATAAATTCTGTTGGAATTAAGAATACTTTTCTTTTATTTTCAATAGATACTGTTTTATCTTTTAAAAAGTTTTCTAAAGTATCTGTTACACCGTTTCTATCAAATGTAAAGACTCTTTCAATTTCAAGTTGATTTACATGAGGAATATTTGATATTAGATTTATATTTCCATAAGGAATATTTAATCGACTAGAAACTTCTGTTGTTTGGCTGGTTACTGCAATTGAATTATCATATGCTGGCATTTTTAACTCCTGTTATTTAATTGGAGAATATTTTTGAATAAACTTACCTTTAAATTCTATATTAACAATATTAACTGGTGATGGATACTCAGATACAAACTTGATAGTTGCATTATCCGCATTGCCAAGAATATTAATATTGTGCCTTCCTTCTTCTTCCCAGTTTTCTAGGTTAAGAAGGTCAGACTCATCGTCTGTATTTTGATTAGTAAAGGTAGAAATTACTGGTGTTCGTTCTCTAGTAGATACGCTTATATCATAGTTACCAGTTTTCTTATGTCTAGTTGACATTGTTCTTAGATTTAAAGCACCATCAATAACATTGTTTGTTTGATCTCTTACAAACTGAGTAGATAACTCTACTTCCATTTTATATTTAATACCAACATATAGATATCGTTCAATAGAATAATCAGAAGAATTACTTGAGTTAAATGGAATATATCTACCACTAAAAGAAAGTGTTAAATATTCATTACTAACAGCATATGCTAGTGGTGTTTGAATTTCATATGCTCTATCACCATTTATATCTGTTTGCCAAGACTCGTCAGTTATAATTTGTATTTTTTCTATTAGGTCTATGTTAAATGAAATAGGAACTCTAATTGTTGTTCGTTGTTGTACTGAATCATAATCTGAATTATTATCAGTAAGTTTTATTTTAATTAGTCTATCTAATCTTGGAATATTTGGATTTTCTGATCTTAAATAAGACTTTTCAATATAATATCTTTTTGTCCTACTTGCGTTTGACACTAAAGAATCTGTTGTTGTTGAATCAAAATCTCCAGTACCAGTTTTATCAGAACTTGGTCTTTGAACTATAGCATATAAATAATCATCATATGATTGAATTGATTGAATATTATCTGTTCCATCTAAAATAAATCTAAAGAATGCATTTTGTAGATTTCTATCGCCAGCAAATCTAGAAGAATTAAAATAAATATAGTTTGGATTATCGTCATCGGCCATACAGATAAGACTTTGAGATGAAGCCACGCATACACTTCTAATTGTAGATGGAATATAATCTGAACATGTTACTGTTAATTCTTGTGCTGTTGCAAGATCACTTGACTCTGAACTTAAATATAGATATAGTTTAGATGAGTCAAAGAAGTAAATCAATGATCCCATTAATTGTGGTTCTATAAACCTAGCTGTAGAATAAAAAGCTGTTGGAGATATTTCTGCTGTTAGAGGAGTAATTTGATTCTGTGATCCCTTTAGTTCATATTGTACATTGTTAATTGTATTAATAAATAAATAAGTACTAAATGGAGTTAAAGAGGTTATTTCACTAAATGTATTAGACGAGGCTCTAATATCAATTGGATCTGTAGCTACAATATTGCTTGGATCAGATAAAAATAAATCCTCATAAATACCAAGTTGGCTTGTAAATACAACATCTTCGGCAGCAAAATATAAACGATCTCTAAATGTAGAGATTGCTTTAATTTGTACTTGTCTTGGTGTTATTTTATCAGCTGATAGAAACACACTTGGACCGGAATTTGAATATCTATTTCCGCTTGTTCTTGGTTCCCATTCAATTGGTTTGGCTACCCATTTTAAAGTAGCAGATGCGTTATATGTAATTTTTTGTGGCATTCTTCTTTTATCAATTACAGAATAACAGTCGGGACTACGGACCTTTTTAGTATAAGGTTTACTAGCAGATGAAATAATTCTATAATAACCACTTGTAAAGTTTAGATAAGGTGCTGCTGTATAATATACTTTTCCAGACCCAGCCCCGCCATATAAAGCACCTAGTACTGTAAATGCAGTATTATCATAAGTAACATTATTTAGAATAATTCCATTATTTCCTGTTACTTCTGCGTATTCTGGAGGGAATCTAATTTCACTAAAGTCTGCTAATGATTGTCCAAACCAAGGTTGTGTTGCATCATGCCAAATAAAATCTTCTACTTCAACAAAGTAACCAGAGTATGCAGTAACAGTATTGCCACTAGATATTCCTGTTCCAGAAATAGATTCAACGGTAAATGTTGTTCCAGTTGACCCCCAATTACTAAGTGTAATTAAACCAGTACTTGATGCTTTTGTTATATATACTTTTGATTGAGTTGATGGATTTATTGTTATTGGGTCAGTTGTTGAAGGCGTTCCATATGTTAATCCTGTTGGAAGACTTGGTGCTGTTCCTAGTGTTACTGTGCTACCAACAGCTAGAGTACCAGTCCAAGTAATTGTTGTGCTAGTGCCTGCTTGTGTGTTTAAATACCAATAAGAATTAGATCCTTTAGTATATCTTGCGGAAGAATAATAAGTAAGTTTAATTCCACTTGTATCTGTAGTTGAGTCTTCTTCTCCAGTTAACTTAAATAGTTTTTCACCAGATGAAACACCATTCCATCCAGATGCTCCACTAGTAAAACCAGCATATACTAATGTATTAAGAATAATAATACTATTGCCTACTGTTGTAGCCTTGAGTACATCTTTTGCTTTATTATTAGTATCACTACCATGTGTAATATATGTTCTTGTAATTGGATCTATAATAGTTGAGTCTTGTTCGTTTAGATTTGAATATTGTGTTTCATTACTCCAAGTACCATCTGGTCTTAATCTAAAAACATACATTAAAACATTTGGTGCTGTAGTTGCTTTATAATCTATAGCAACAAGAAATTTATTATTATCATTAATATTAAACCAATAAAACCAATAATCTTTTTCTGTACTAAAAGAATGTTCTAAAGGATATAGATCAATTTTTTCGTGGTTTTGAACAATATTTTTATTTATATAACTACAACTATTACTTCCAATAGATCCAGTTGTTGTTGATTTAATTGTAAAAGTACTAGATGTTGGTGTTGTTTCTACAAGATAGTCACCATCTAATGAAGAATAGCCAGTAGCAAAAGTTACTGTAATTCTATCCCCTACAACTAACAAGTGATTTGTTTTAGTAATAGTTATTACATAATTAGTTCTTGTAAATGTTGCTGATACGCTAGCGTTAGTATAATCAATATTACCAGTAAAAGTATATGGTAATATGGTTTTAAACCCCGGTCTTTTTTCAAAAGATCTTTCCAAAGATACGAGAGCATTATCCATGTTTTGTGCTTCACTAGGTAATCTCTTAGACTGTGGTTGTCTACTAACACCACCACTAAGGGTAAAAATTGGTATCTTAGTACTTACTGATGGACCTCTTGTATTTGGGTATCTTCTAGCCATTATTATACTCCTCGCCAAAAGCGATATCTTGATGGATCATAAATATAAGGGTTTCTAAAAACAGCACCCCTAACATTCGCATCACCAGAACTAAAAATATTTCTCTTTTTATCATTAATGTCTGCTGCTTTTCCTTTAAAACCAAATACCTGTTCTTGGAAAGCTAGGAATTGATCAGCAGCAGGATCACCCTGAGTAAGAATTTGATAATGTCTAGCTGCTGTTGTTAAAATAGATTTTTGAACTGGGGTATCTAAATGATCCCATTTTAATTTTTTAATTATTTCAACATAATAATCAGCATAAGTCCAAACATCGGTTTCGTCAGTAAAGTTATATAATTTAATCGAACCAGTTGAACCAGATCCATCATTATAAACCTTAGCAACAATTCTTTCATTATTTGTATTTAAATGCAATGACATTAGATCAGCTGAAATAATTCCTTCTTCATCAGCATCTGCTCCAACAGAAAAATATATTTTACCTTCACTATTTGGATTTAGTTTTCTAGTTATTTTATTATTAGCAAGACCTCTTAATTGAAAATCTAAACTAGCTTGTTCTAAAATAGTTTCAGCAACGCTGGTATCAATACCAGAATTATTTAATAAATCGGCTACAGGAGCTTCGCCTGCTGCCAGTAACATTTGGTTAATAGCTTGTAGCTTTGTAATAAAACCCATATAGCCTCCTTATAAAAAGAAAAAATAAACCACCCGACTCCCAATTAAGGGAGCCGGGGGTAGATGTAAGATCACCTCCTGTCAAACATGTTTAAACAAATAAACGATATTAACAGTAAGATTAATCATTATCAAGCTTGATAGTATTCAGAACCGAAACCGTTTGTTAGGGCTGAGCTAGAAGCGGTATTGATGATTGAATATACTTCGTGTCTTGCGTCAATACCAGTAGTAGCAAGATCTGATCCAGCACCACCGTCATTAATACCTACTAGTAGCTGACATAGTTCTGGACGAATAATACCAGTACCCTTCATCATACTAGCTACGGTAAATTGAGTATTTCTTCGAACATCCTGTACGGTGTCAACTTTCATACCCATTAGTGATAGACCAGCAACTGCTTCTGGCTGGAAGATAGCACCAAAGATATCTGGGCAAGTATCAGCAGTCCATTTTAGATTATACTTGGCTGAACCAATATTATTTGTAGCATAATCTTTTCCGTTTGGAAGATGATTACTCTTGATAATACGGCAACCCATATATTCAAGAGAATCAGTTAGTGCATTCATGCCCATACCAATGCCCATACCAGCATTATAGTCAGGAGCACCAGTAAATAGCGGGGTATTAGCATAAGTACCAGTAGTCCAAGACTGGCCGGAAGCTGCGTGTGAAGCTCTTGGAATACCAAGACCACGAATTACTTGGAATACCTTTGGAGTGACTACACAATAAACATTATTAGCTGGGTAGTCGTGTTCCTGCATGAATACAAAGTAATCTTCAATAGCCTTAAGAATATTAAGAGCTGATAGTTCTGTGCAGTTAGTTACTGCATAGTTATTAGCACCAGTAACAGCTGTACCAACAACTGCTGGTGAAGGAAAGTCTGCATAAGTTAGACCTCTTGGATCAGCACTAGTACCACTACCGCTAGTATGAGTAACACCTAGTGGTGATAGTAAACCAGCAACACAGATAGTTTCAGCAAGCTGACGATCTCTGGTATTTGCTAGGGTTTGGCCAGCTTGTCTGGCTAGTTCGCTACGATAGTCCCATTGAGTAATGAGAGCATCAACATTATCAGTTTCAAAGTGAGTGGCCATTGGACGCTTGTCAAGATTTACTTTAAAGCTATTGGTTGTTGCACTAGCAGAACCTGAGTAACCACCTAGTTCTTCACCAGCATCCCATGATGGTTCTAAGCCTACAGTACCAGTAATTGGGAATTCCCATGAGAATCCACCAGTTAGTGATTTATTAGTAATTAGACTTTCAAATACATTGTATTGATCGTAAGCATGAATTACTTCTCCGCTCCATAGTGGGAGCCAGAGTTTATTTGGATTGCTTCCGTCAATTGCATCAGAAGTGTTTGCGCGTGGTGGTGAAAAATCACCTCCTGCAAGATTAGAATATTGATTATTTGCAAATGCCATAGTTATATACTCCTATATAAGTTTAAAATAGTAAATTAATAAATAAAATTAGTAAAACGATAAAGTAACATAATCACAATTTGATTATTCCATAGGAGTCATGCTTGTGTTACTTTCTTTATTTTGC